GGAAACGCATATTTCATACTAAGTGTTTTACCAATTGCATTGGAAGTCAACAAAAATATAGGTACTGGTTGACCGTCAAGAGCAGTTTTAGTACCTGTTACTCTTAACTCGTTTAAATTTTTAAATGAATTTGCATATGAATTAGGACTTGTTGTGCCAAATGCTGTATTACCATATCTATTTAGTGAAGCATATCTAGGACCACCGTAAGCATAACCACTTCTTACATCATGTCTTACACCTGAACTATCTACAATTATATTTCTTGGTCTACTTAAATAATCAATTGTCAAGTCTTCTCTTGTAGCAGTCAAATCTCTTGTAGTAGAAGAAAAAGGTTCTTCAAAATCATTACTTACATCTATTTTTTCACTTCTTAAATGTGCGTTTGGTCTTAATGATGAACCGTCACTATTTGTTCCTAATCTTCTACCAAATACTGTTAAGAAGATAGTATTTGCAATTGTTAAGAATGGTACTTCGTCTGTACCTGAAGTTACACCTCTAACAGGACCACCAGCGGTTACAGTAATTCTTGACTCAATATCTACTTGACCTGTAAAATAAAAACCTGCTGTGTGCATAGTCTTTTTAAATGCGTCACGCCATCTGGCGATAGATTGACCTACTTTAATTACATAAGAATAATCTTGATAGTATAAACTATCTTGTACTCTCATTGTTGTTTCTGATAATTTACCTTTTTCACTAATAAACACACCATCTGTATCTGATACAGACACAACATTTACTGTAGCTGTTGAAATATCTAATTTTGCAAGTTTAGATGTTCCACCTGAATTAGATGTAATAGTTTCATTTAATTGAAAAGTACCTGTTACATTTTTAATTCTTAATAGACCTTTAGCATTATCAAACTCTGCAATTACACCTGTAGCATTACTTGTGCCACCTGTAACTGTACCATTTTGAATATAAGAACCAACAATACCTGTTATAATCATGTTATTAAAGAAACCTAAAACAGGAGGCGTTGGTGCTGTTTCGTAACTTCTACCTAATTCAGCAGTTTTTAATTTTACAATTTTTCCTATTTCATCACCATATGCTTTTACAATTGCACTAGAACCTGTAGATGATGTAACTGATACTGAAGGTAATGATGTATATTGTCCACCACCATTTGTTAAAAATATTTCTTCTATAGTTTGTAAGTCTGTAAATTTTTCTTGAACAATAGCATTACCTGAATATGCGTCACCTTGAGTTGTAGCGTTTTCTAAAACTAATCTATCTTCCGTTCCGTTAGCAGGATCCGGACTGCCTGCTTGGTCTGCAATACCACCATTTACAAGTTTTACAAATCCAGCTGCATTTCCACCATTTGTTCCTGTATTAGTAAATGTTAGTTTATCACCTATCTCATAACCTGTACCTTTATTATCTAAAATAATTTCTGTAATACTTCCAGGTCCAATATCTTCAATTTGAAATAATGCACCCTCACCACCAGCTATTACATTAATTGTATCTGTAGTTTTATTTAATGAACCGTCATTTGTAATATTTTTTGTACCAGGTATACCTGTAATACTTGCCTTAATAAAGTAGTCATCTGTATCTGCTGTTGTTCCTTGTATTTCTTCATTAATTAAAAATGTTCCTTGAATACTATCAGCATTTAAAATTAATTGTGTAACTGTAGAAGCACCAATTTGTAGTGTAGAAGTATTTTCTACAATAGCAGTTGCGTTTGAAGTTTGACCTGTTATTGTTCTACCAATTAATAGTGTTGCGTCACCTACTGTTGCAATAACCCTTAATACTTTTAATGAGTCAAACTGACCATCTGAAGCCTTAAGCATTTGTTCTCTAGGATAAAATGTTTCTGATTGTTCACCAAATAAAACTCTAAAAAACATTTCATGGCCACGAACTGAACCTTTTGACCTATAAAGTGATTTAATATTTTTAATTAATTTTCTTTTATCAATACCTAACGCTAAGTTTTCTGGCAATGTTGCCAAAAACTCATTTCTCATTTCTGTTAAGAAGTGATTAATAACTTTATCAGGATCCCTAAAATTAATTAAGTCTGAAATATTATTTACTGGATTAGGTCTGTAATTTGAAATTGTAGCTTGAGCACCTGAATTTTGACCAACAACTATTTCTGTATCAATAAATTTATCTTGTGCTGAAATTATTAATCTATTATTAGTAATATCTTCTACTAATACTACAGCAGTTGCTTTTGATGTTTGACCTGTAATAGTTTCACCTCTAGTGAATTTACCATAAGTAGATTCTTCTAAAAGTATCTTGTCATTTTCATCTAATAATGTTCTTGCTGTATCTTTACGACTAGAGTTTAAAACTAGATTGTTTGTTTGACCTGTTTCTGTTTCAAGTAAAACACCATCTGTGCCCTCAATAGCTGTAACGGATAATTCTGCTGATTCTAAAAGTTGATAATAGACTTTTAGAAATTCTGCGAATTTAGGATGGTCTGCAACGACAAACTCTGGTAATTGGTTGTTAAGTATCGTTGATATTTTTTCATTAAATTTTGCCATTGCTCATTAGTAGCTTGATGTTGTTGTGTAGCCCACACCAGCGTCAGCTGAACCTCCCACAAAAGTGTCTGCTGTTACGGTAATATTAGAATTTGCAATATCTATTTCTACAATTTGGTCTCTTACAGGTACAATATCATTTGATAAAGGAGTTATTGTTATCTCAATTAATGTAGATGTAACACCTCTAATATTAGATATTGAGGCAACATTTAAAGAGTTAAGTATAATTTCTCCGGTTGAATAATTAATTGTTCCTTGACTATCATTTACATATGTTCTAATACCAGATGATAAGAAATATCTTCTTACATTACCATTACCGTCATCATCAAAAAACATTTCATTATCACTACCTGTTACTTTAAAACCTGTAGAACTTAAAATACCACCGGCAGCCATATTATGTCCTGCATGAGGATTGAATAAAGCATTTCTAAAGTAAATAGCATATTTGTTAGAGGCTGCTATTGTAGGTGTAAAACTTTTTCTTATTTTAACAGTTGTAATATTTGATAGAATACTATTATCAGTACCATCAATTAAACCTGTTACTTTTGAGTGACGATATATTGAATCAAATTTTTGTAAAGTATTTGTATTATAATTTGTCAATGAAGATATAATTTCTGATTTTAATGTATCACTTGATTTTGTTGTTCCTGATGTATTATATTTAACTGTTGAAGTTAATAATACCGAAGTTATTTCTGGATCCACAATTTGAGGTACAACTGAAGCAACATTATATGGTTTTAATTTATTTACTATATCTGCTTTTGTAGTTTCTGTCAATGTAGAACCTGAAGCAGCTTTAACACCTATTTTCACAATACCATATCTTGGTGTTTCATCATCTTCACCACCCCAAGCACTTACTGATAATGCATTTGGATAAATTGATTTAACTAAACTTTCATATCTGTAGTTGTTACTGCTCTGTCTTGAGCTGCGTATTGTAAAGGTGCATTTAATTTTATTGAATCATTTGTTTCACCTGCAACACCACCTTGTGAAGCTGATACAGTTGAAATTGTAACATCTGAAAAACCACCAATTGTTCCTTGTAATTGAAAAGAACTTGCACCGTTTGATATTCCTTTATTTGTTACAATGTAATCTAAAATAATTATATTTCCGTCTTCTAGTGATTTACCATTTGTACCGTCACCAAAATAAATTTCATATCTGCCGTCTCGGCCTTCTTGTAAGAAATAAACTTTAGTATTTGTTGTTACATTATTATAACCACCTGCTAATGCGTATGTTTCAATAGATGTATCATCACTACTATTTTGAACTCTTACTTGTAAAGTAGATGTATCAACTTTATTACTTGGTAAGATAAACTTTTGGTCTGAATCTGTACTATCAAAAGTATATTTAAATTGAACTAAAGTACCTTCTAAAATTGGTACACTAGAAAATTTATAAACACCTGCAACTGGTGTAGTTGTAAAATCTGAATTTGTTATGTATTGATATGAAGTCCCGTCAACACTTGTTGTGAAGACTGTTCCTTTTGCCATTGTAATACTTGTGCCTGAAGCATTATTAATTATAATATCAATATTTGCTTGTGGTGCTTTTGGTGATGATGGTGTATAACCAATCATCTTTGCTAATGATACAATATTATTTCTTATATCTGCACTATCAAGATAAATTTCATTAGTTGCCATGTTGGCAAGATAAGCCATGTAGTGAGTATTGTAAGATAAAACATCTAGTAGAATATTTAAAGAACTACCTTCAAAATCGTAATCTTGAAATTGTGTTTGACCTTGTAAAAAGGATTTTAGGTTTAGTTTGATTGCGTCAAAATCGTAATCAGAAACTACTAGTTTATTTGACATTTATTATCTTACCCTCTGTAAAAATGATTGCACTA